CGTAACATTCGGCGACCCAAACATGCGAATCAAGAAAAACCAAAAAGGCCGCAGGAGCAACTTCCGGTCTCGTCACAACTGCGATAATCCTGGACCAAAAACAAAAGCAAGATACTGGTCTTGCAGGGCATGGTGATATGTCAGCTTTAAGTAGGCTTGGAGTAAAAACAGTCGAGGGTGTTGCTGACTTTTTGTCTAGTTTTTCAGACAAAGTGTTTTATCATGGATCATTAAGTCCAGATATTGAAGAATTCAAACAATCAGGAGAATTCTTTCACTTTGGAACACCAGAAGCAGCTTACGAACGCCTGAGAGATTTGAGATCGGTTCAGGACCAAGGCAGATCCAGTGATATTGTTGGATCCATTTATCCTGTTAGGTTAAAAGCAGAAAGACCACTAACTTTAAAAGAAAATACTTATGCTGGCTCCCTTTCTTCTTGGGATGCAAACAATATTTGGGATAGAATTTCTTCAGAAATTGGGATCAGCGGTGCAACCCCACCAAATAAAAATAACAAGCAACTTGCTGTATCGAAATATGGAATTTCAAACGATGAGCTTAACACAGCAAAAGTCACCAAAAAATATGAAAAGCCAGACGGAAAAACTTTCACTGATAACAGATATTTTGCAGAAAATTTCCAATTTAATGGAGTTCCATTCGGCGAAGCAGATGAAATTTATCCAGGAGGCAAAGACCGCTGGATAATTGATTTTTTAAATTCAAAAGGGTTCGACAGCATTCAATATGTGAACAAAGGCGAAGATCCAGGATCTATGAGCACAATAGTTTTAGAGCCAAACCAAGTTCGTTCGCAATTTGCAAATTTCGACCCAGCACAAGCCAAGTCAGGCAAAATACTCGCTTCTGTGCCGTTGGCTGCTGGTGCATTGAGCTCATTATCCACAGGAGAACAAGATGAGTAGATCCTCCATTAAAAAAGTAGCCAATGCAGAGATTCGTGCGGCAAAGAGCTTTCTAGAAAAGCGCAAGATCAAAAAGATCAGTCCACGCAAGTTCGCCATGGCAGCCAAGGAGCTTGACAAAGGTTTCCAAGAGACGCTACAAATACTCACGCAACAACTTTCCGGAGGGCAAGTCTGATGGCAGACCCACTCAAAGAATACGTTGAACCATCCAGCATATTCGCAGATCGTGAAAAGCTACCACCACAGAAGTTTGGCGACGACAACTATGAGAACATGGTGAATTACATCATGCGCCAAGGCACCATAGCCCCAACTGAATATGCTGAGGCTGGGCTTAATGATTTGAGCTTGAGACAAAGAACAGCAGACGGTGTTGCGAGTGCTGCGGAATATCTTGGGATGAGTCCGTATGAGGCTCGCAAGTTCGCTGGCAATGTCACAGGAGACATGAACCAAGGCATTGCGGAAGGCATGGGCCTGTCTGACTTCACTCCTGCTGGGTTGGTGTTCGGAGCTAATGAAGCCTACAGAGACTTCAAGATCGCAGACTCCCCAACAGACTATATTGCGCCAGTCATTGGCGGTGCGTTCGCTGCAGCTGAAGCATTCCCTTTGACCAAAGCGATGACTCGTCCAGCTCTAGCTTGGCTGAAGTCTATCACTTCCAAGGCTGCAGTCCCACGCAGCGAAAAGGTTGACGCAATCGTCGCGGCTGACAAAGTTCAAGACAACTTGGACGAGATGATCACAGGGGAAATTCCGAGGCAACAATACGACGATGATGGTGTTTTGGGCAATCTCCCTGAGGCGTCAACAGTCAATCGCAGGGAAGTTATAGGTGGTTTGGCTGCTTTGGGCGCAACAGCTCCAGCAGTTAAAAAAGTTGCTAAAGAGGTTGCTCCTGTTGCCAAAAAAGTGACTCAAAGGTCTTTTGGCAATGCTCCTATCAAAACTCCTTGGCACAAAGTTAAGTCTTTTTTTGACGAGCTCAGCCGCCTAGATATTGAAGAAGCAGGATTGTCTGGGGAATCAAACCGTGTGAAGCAAGAATTCTTGGATGCAAGAGAAACTGATTCTTACCACAAAGATCTTGAAGATGCTTACTATTGGTTCAAAGGAGGTGCCATTGGGGAGGCTCCTAACTATTCAGCTGGGAAGTTGGCAGATGATCTGATCAAGCACGATCCTCGAGAAATAGCAGACATGCTGGGATCTTCAGAGCAGCTGGGGCCTGACGTTTTCATAGATTTTCATGGTGAAGATTATCTCGAGACAGGTGGGCGAGATCTTTTTCCGGAGGATGACTGATGGGGACGACATCAAGAATAGTTACTAATTTTTTAAAGTCCGTAATTGACAAAGGCGAGACAGATGTCGGTCGCAGAGGATTCCTGACAGGAGCTGTTGCAGCTCCAATTGTAGGAGCCATAAGTCAAATTCCTGCTGGCAAAATTGCCTCAGGTGCTTTGCCAGATGTTTCTTCATTGGCGAGAGAGTCTGCTGAAGAGGTTGCTGAATCACTTTCTGAAGTCACTTCATCTTTTTTTAAAAATATGGACCAAGAATTAGAATTTGGAGCAGAAGCATATAGGGCTGTCACAGGGAAAAACGTCACCCCACAAGAGCTTCTTGAGAGAGACATGGCTGAATATTTGTATTTTCAAGAAAATGATATGAATCCTGGCATGGTCGAAATTGCAACACAAAAAATGGGAGAGGTCCCAGTTCATTCAGCTTTGGAGGATGTTGCCGAGATTGCTGAAGAGAGTCCTGAGTTTTTAGGGACACTTCAGAAATACATGGGACAGGCTGATGTTTATGAATATGGATCTCAATATGGTGATGAAATAACACCTAGGCTTTTTATGGCAGAGAATCCAGAAAAATTGTTCCCGATGCATAAACCAACATATCAAGTTCCTTCTCCTCCCAATGATTATAATCCTGCAGACGTTGCAGAGTGGATAGCATCAAAAGGAATACGAGAAACACAATATTACAAAGATTTAGTTAAAGCTGGAGATTCTGAATGATGCCCTCACTCTCCAGAGCGATTGTTGACTTCTGGAGAAGAGGAGGATAAACAATGAACAGGTCGTCTTTCCCGTCACTTATATCCAAAGGAGGATCCAAAATGATGAAGAAAAAGAAAACTATGAAGAAAAAGAAGAAAGGGTACTAGTGCCCAAGGAAAAGACCGAAGAAGTTGTTGAAGTTTTTGTCACTGGTGTTTCTATGAGTGGTGGCGGTGGAATAGGATTGGAAAGCGATGATCGATCTGATCAGAGAGATCAAGAAGCAGATCCGGCTCCAGAAAACAGCGATAGCTAGCGAGATGGTTGAAGGCCGCATGAGCGACTTTCAATCGTACAGCAAAAACGTCGGGATTGCGGAAGGCTTAGAACAGGCTTGCGCATTGATCGATGAAACGATGAAAAAAATGAATCAGGAGGATGAATAATCATGTCTCATCCGCATGCAAAAGACCTCATCACAGATGAGCAGACCAATGCGACGTTAGGGTCGCACCAGTTCCCCAAGCCACTGGGCTGGAAAGTATTGGTTCAGCCTAATCAAGCCAAGGCTAAAACAAAAGGTGGCATTTTCCTTCCGGAAAGCTCCAAAGACAATGAAGAATACCTCACAGCCCACGGCACAATTCTTGCGATGGGTGAATTGGCGTATCGAGACCGTGACACAGGCCAAGCATGGAAAGGCCAGTGGCCAACAGAGGGAAACTCTGTAACATACGGCAAATACGCAGGTCAAAAATTAACAATCAATGGCGTCAAAATGTTGCTCCTTAATGATGACGAGATCACATCGGTCTTGCCAGAAGGCGTCAGCATTGCAGCGTATGTGGAGTGAGGTAAGCCATGAATGAAAGTGTAGTTCTCGAAGAGCTCGAGAAAGAAATCGCTGAGGCCAAGAAAACTTCTGGCCAAGACGACAACTTTGAAATTGAAGTCACAGATGAGTCTGATTCCCCAGAGGAAAAGCAAGAAGCTGTGAAAGAAGACACCGAAGAAGAATACAGCGGCAAAGTCCAAAAGCGAATCAAAAAGCTAGTGGACCAACGCAGAGAAGCTGAGGTTCAGGCTCGCCAGTACCAAGAAGAAACAGCGCAGCTGAAGTCTCGTCTTGAGCGTCTTGAAAAAGGCAATGAGCACCAAGCCCAAGATCAATTCAACACGCGATACAAGCAGACTCGTGCTGCTCTTTCCAAAGCTGTTGAAGAAGGCGACACAGAAGCTCAAGTGTCTTTCAGCGAGCAGTTGGCCGACATGAGAGCAGCCATGCGAGTCGCTGAGATGCAAAGGCAGATGGCCCAGCAACAAGCAGCCTCCCCAACTGTGGGTCGCGCAAAACAGGCCGCTCAGAATCCCCCTCCGCAAAAAGCAATGAGTTGGTGGGAGAAAAACAGATGGTTCGACAGCAATGGTTTTTCGCGGGAAACAGCCGCAGCCAGAGCGATTGATGTGCAGTTGGACCTCGAAGGATTTGACAAAGAATCTGACGAATATTACGATCAGTTAGATTTTCGTTTACGAAACGTGTTTCCCGAGCTAAACTCGGGGAAAGTGCAAGGCAAACCACGAGCAAAAAGCAGAGCACCAGTAGCGCCAACTGCAGGCGGTTCAGGAGCACCTCGCACAAATGGCAGGACAAGAATGACTCAAGATCAACTCCGAATGGCCAGAGAGCTGGGCATCACTGACGAAAAAGGGCTGAAGCAATATGCAGCTGAAATTCAAAAACAGGCAAGGAGCTAAGTCATGACAAAGTCCCGCAATGTACGCGCAGCTGAGACTCGCGAAGAAGTCCGTGCAGAAGAGGCTCGTCCTAAGACTGCATGGAAACCACCATCGTTGTTAGATGCACCGAAGCCTCGTCCTGGCATGGTCCAACGATGGGTAACAACCTCGATTCAGGGTAAAGACTCGCCAGACAATGTATACAAACGTATGCGCGAAGGCTGGTCACCACGCTCTGCTGACTCCGTTAAAGATGAGTTGTTCCCGACCATCAACCACGGCCAGTGGGCAGGTTCTATTGGAATTGAAGGAATGCTGCTCTGTGAAATGCCTATTGAAGACCGAGCCTCTCAAAAGGAATGGTACAACAAAAGGAATTTAGAGCAGAACGAATCAATTGCAGGAGAGCTTGATGCGTTAGGACGGAACAATGGGCAACCGATTTATCAAGATCGGAAGTCTGAAGTTAGTCGTGGCAGATCGGTTTCTGTCATGAATGATTAACCTTTAACGCTAAGGAGCGATAATATGGCAAACGTAGATGCCGCATTTGGGTTCGTCCCAATTCGCCACATGAGCGGTAATGCACCTCGTGCAAATAAGTATACCATTACGTCTGGTTTGGCTGAGAACATCTTCACTGGTGATCTTTGCATTCTGACTGCAGATGGGGTCATCACACCTCACACTGCAACAGAAACCAACAACATTGGTGTATTTGCTGGAGTGTCTTATACTGCTGCAGATGGTTCGTATGTTTACAGTGAATATTGGCCATCAGGCACAGTTGCTACAGACATTATAGCATATGTGTACGATGATCCATTCACCGTATTCAAAGTTCAGTCCGCTGGAACAACAGCTCAGACTAATATCGGCAACTGTGCTGATGTTGTTGCTGGGGCAGGGTCCACGCTGACTGGTAACTCTGGTTTTGAGATTAGTGGAACGATGGCTGCAGGTATTGCTACTTGCAAAATCATTGCACTTTACGACTCTCCAGACAACGCATTCGGCGCAAATGCTATCATGGAGGTGCTCATTGATGAACACATCCTTGGTACAAATGTAGCTGGTATATAAGGAGGGTCTGAACGATGGCAATGAATAGAGCATCATTTGCAAAAATGCTTGAGCCAGGACTGAACACTCTCTTCGGTCTTGAGTACGACAGATACCCAGAAGAATATGCTGCGGTATTTGAAAGCAACACCTCGCAGAAGGCATTCGAAGAAGATGTCTTGTTGCAAGGTTTTGGCAACGCTCCCACTAAAAATGAAGGTGCGGCTGTGTCTTATGATGCTGCTTCGCAACAGTGGACTGCACGTTACCAGCACGAAACGATTGCCTTGGCATTCTCGATCACCGAGGAAGCTGAAGAAGATGGCCAATATGGCTCAATCGCTTCTCGCTACACAAAAGCTCTTGCGCGGTCGATGGCTTCGACCAAAGAGATCAAGGCTGCTAATGTCTTGAACAATGCGCAAGCTGCTGGGTTTACTGGTGGCGATGGTCAAACTTTGTTGAGTGCTTCTCACCCAACCCAGAATGGCAATCAGTCCAATGTCCTTGCGACAGCAGCGGATCTTTCAGAGACTTCTTTAGAATCAATCTTGATTCAAATCTCTGATATGAAAGACGACCGTGGTCTTCGGATTGCCGCTCAAGGCACTCAGTTGATAATCCCGACAGCTTATCAGTTTGTCGCGGAGCGTCTTCTGGAGTCAACACTCCGGACAGGCACAGCTGACAATGACCTTAATGCGATTAAGTCCGGTGGCTATTTGCCCAAAGGCTATCACGTTATGCGTCGTTTGACTGATGCTGATGGATTCTTTGTGCAGACTGATGTCCCTGATGGACTGAAGATGTTCCAAAGGTCGCCTATGAAAAAAGGCATGGAAGGTGATTTTGAGACTGGTAATGTCCGCTACAAAGTTCGCGAGCGTTATTCTTTCGGCTTCACTGACTGGCGTGGTGTCTTCGGATCTGAAGGCGCAGCATAAAATTTGGGGAGGGCAAAATGTCCTCCCTTTTCCATCCTGACAGCAACAGCTGACTTAACCCAGACAGGAGAATTACAATGGGTACAACAACATTCTCAGGCCCGATAAAATCAGGCACGATAAAAGAAACCAGCGGCACGACAGTCGGCTCCGACATGAAGAACACAGGTTTTGCTGTTCTTTCGCAAACAGCAGCCATTGACCAAACTGCCACGACCACAACAACAAATATCATAATCCCAGCAAACAGCCAGCTGATATCCATTGATGTCACTGTGACCACAGCTTGGAGTGGTGGGGCAACGACTCTTGGCCTTGGTGGTGTTGGCGCGGCAACCTCTCTGACTGCTGCTGGAGCGATTCAAGGCAATGCCGTCGGGATTGTCGCTGCTAGTCCTGGAACAGATGCAACTCGCACATCCAAGTGGCTCAACACAGGCACAGGCGATCATAGGTTGATCGTGACCACAGCTAACACAGGCAATGGTGTTGGTGCTGTGACGGTTGTTTATGCTCAAAGCAACAACGTCACATAAAATTGTTTGGTGGGTGTAAAGCCCACCAATAATTTACAGGAGGGTCATAGATGGCTAACATTACAAGTGTGAAGACGATTACTGAAAACACCAACGAAGTAGTCATGGCATTCCAATTGCAATATGTTGACACTGCGGATGAAGATGCTGTAAAAAAAGTTGATGTTTCAACTTTGGCAAAGAATGCCAATGGACAGTCTTGCAATTCTGTCAGTCTTTTGGAGTGTTGGTGGGTTATTCAAGGCATCACCGTTATGGTTGAGGCAGACGCAAGCACAGACATCATAATGATGCATATGGCAGCTGATGACATTGGATATCAAGACTTCAGCAAGTTTGGCGGACTGCCATCAACTGTAGAATATGGCAGCACAACTGGCGATGTCATGTTCACGACAACTGGCCTTGGAGCTATTGGTGACACATACAACATTATCTTGCGGATGAAAAAACACTACGCATAGGAAAAGTGAATGGCGACATCTAACACATATGCTTTCCGGCCCGATGTTGAAGAGATAATCGCTGAATCATTTGAGCGGTGCGGAATAGACGACGAAACTCGGACAGGCTACCAAGCCAAAGCAGCTCGCAGGAGCCTTAATTTGCTTTTCAGCGAGTTTGCTAACCGTGGCATAAATTATTGGGCTGTCCAGAATAATACGTTAGCTTTGGTAAAAGACCAAACAGCTTATACATTGCCTGTCGGGACGATAGACTTTATTGATGTTGTGATACGCCAAACAACTGGGGGCACAACAACTGACACAACAATCCAAAGAGTCAGTATATCAGAATACAACCAACTTCCAAACAAATCTTCTTCTGGCAAACCAAGCCAATATATGTTGGACAAGCAATACACCCCAACAATCAATGTTTGGCAAGTCCCAGACAGAACAGATTACAGTCTGGTTTATTGGTCAATAAACCAACTCGAAGATATAACAGCCAGCAACCAAGATGCAGACATTCCTTACAGATGGACAGATTGCCTTTGTGCTGGGCTGGCGAGCAAGTTGGCAATGAAATATGCTCCTGATAAATTTAACTTGTTGAATCAGGTTTATGAAAGAGCATTCGAGTTTGCAGCTGCGACAGACAATGATGGTGTTTCAATGAGAGTTCGGCCGAAAGGATTGAATCTTATCTGATGGCAAGAGTTAAGTATGCAAAAGGCAAACGATCTTTAGCGATCAGTGATCGCTCTGGACTACGTGTGCCTTATACTCAGCTCAAGACAACTTGGGATGGCCTCAGAGTTTCCCCAGAAGACTGGGAGCCAAAGCAGCCACAGTTGACTCCTGCGAAAAATGTTGTTGATGCAACAGCTCTTTTCAGCCCAAGACCAGACAACGATCCAGAGAATGTTGAAATATTCATCGGATTCAATTATGATCCATTCGTAGATCCTCGTCAAAGACCAGGAGTTGGCATTGCAGGCACTGCTTTTTCTGGTTTTTCAACTTTATTTATTAATTCAAATATAAACGCAACTGGTGTTGGGGGAACAGGAAATTCTAGCGGAGAAGAAGTAGAGCTTGATCCTGCTGTAAGTGGCATCTCTGGAACTGGCGGTGTTGCTGTTGATTCTGCCCAAGTTGTCACGCTGGCAGTGACAGTGCAAAATGTTGGTGGGGCAAACAAATACTTCATCGCTGGCGTTCAACAAGACACGCTGGAATTGATGGAAAGCAGGACGTATTATTTCGATCAGTCCGACAACACCAACTCTGGACACCCATTGAGATTCAGCACAACACCCAATGGCACACACGGTGGAGGCAGCGAATACACAACAGGCGTGACAACTTCTGGGACTCCAGGAAATTCTGGTGCGTATACCCAGATAGTCGTTGCAGATAGCGCACCGACACTTTATTATTATTGTTCGGTACATAGTGGAATGGGAGGAACTGCCAACACACCACCATTTGCTTCTGTTTCCATAGAATTAGAAAATACATCACTGTCAGGAGTGGCTGGTGTTGGTGGTGTTGGTGATGAAATTCCTGCTGTTCATGTGACAGGAGTTTCCGCAAGCGGTGGCACAGGATCAGTCGGCGTTGAAACTCCATCAGTCATGCCAACACCATCTGGTGTATCTGGCACAGGCGCAGTTGGCGTTGAGATAATTGATGTAGATGTCGCACTGTCTGGCGTTGAAGGCTCAGGCGGTGTTGGAAGCATAACCGAAGAAGGCACTGAAGAAGCAACTGGTGTTTCTGGAACAGGGGCAATCGGTGCAGAAACTCCAGAAATGTCAGAAGCTGTTTCTGGGTTGGCTGGCAATGGCGGGGTTGGAACTTCTAGCTTTGAATTAACCAAACCTCAATCTGGCGTGGCTGGAAACGGTGGGGTTGGTGTTGAAATTCCTGTCGCACACCCAAGCGGAGTTTCTGGTGGTGGTGGCACAGGCGCGGTTGGCGTTGAAGCTCTTGAAATATCAATTAATGAAACTGGGGTTGGTGGCGCGGGTGCAATCGGATCACCATCATTTATTGCTGATTTATCAGTCGGGCCTTCTGGAGTTTCTGGTGATGGTGAAGCTGGATCAGAGGCAATAGAGACGAACAAAAATTCCACTGGTCTTGCTGGCACAGGAGCGGTTGGTGCAGAAATTGTTCAACT